TGGCATAATATTTCCTTTTTATTTAAGCGGCCATCGATGTGCCTGGTACATTGCCGGGGGCAGTACCTAAAGCCCCAACGATTGCGTTCTTTTGCTGGGTTTGCATCATCTCTAGCTGACCCGCATATGTTTGAAGTCTCTTTGCAAAGTTCTCGTCCTCTTGCATTCTTTGCTGAACATCCTGTGCCGGTATTTCGGGAGTACCTTCAAGGAACTCTCGGAGTTTCTGTAGACGAAGTTGAGAATTTACACCTTGTTGCGGTACATTGACCACTTGCCCCGATGCAATTTTGGCAATGTCGGCTGAAGTTTCTTGAATTTCTTTGTCGGTTGCTTCTTCAACTGGGGCAATCAATTGACCGGCTAAGTTAGGATCGATTGCTTCCAAAACTTTACGAAGATATACATCATATCGACCAACTCCTTGCCGGTCATAAGTTGACATTAATTTACCAACAGTATCAAGTTTCTGAAGAACCTTTTCCTCGTCCTGGTTCATGCTGTTCCATGTGATATTAAAATCGTAAACCTCCGCAGTTTCATCGAGCATGAGCATGGCTCCCTGTTCGTTATTTGTTACCCGAAACCATATCTGCGGACCGCCATATGTCCGATCCAAGCACCATACCCGATTAAGAATCTGTTTGAACCCGTTGAGCCATTGGTTGACCAAATGCTGGCGGATGCTGTTTGCTTCAACTGCATCTAATTGCGAAGTTGGGCGACCTGTGATCTTATCCGCTATTTGGCGAATCTGCATTTCCACATCCATACTTGCCGGCGAATAGCGAGGGATTTCCATGAAACCAACTTCCCCTCTTCGGCGAACTGGAATCTGTGCGCCTGGACCAATACGATCGGGCTTGCGGCCTTGCAAATGTTCGACAGGGGGCAAAGTACTCATCGATGCACGGTCTCTTCGGGCATCCATTTCAGTCTTAACTGCAATCTGATAGGACTTTAAAAGCTCGGGATATCCTCGGCTATCAAGTAAGCGGTGATTAAGGTTTTCACGAGTGATACAGACAAATGGATAACGACCTTCATCGTACTCCATCGGAGAATGAAACCCATGTCCTTCTGCTTCATCTGCCCAGCAAGTAATCGTGCAGATCGGTACATCGTCCTCATCCAATTCCTTACGATATGTTGTAATTACCCGAACCATGCCCTCGTAATCCTGAGTGCCGTAAAAGTTGCCGGAGTCGTAAGACATGAGGTCAGAACTGTAACTTTCATCCGCATAAAAGCCTTTACTGTTCTCTAGTACCTCTTCGATCCACTTCTTGTCCCATCCCTCGCTTACCTTTTGCATGAGAGCTTCGGGAGAATAGTAGTGGATACAATGGATTGACCTAGCAGACTCCAAATCAATTACATTAGAGTCAATGATTATTTCTCTGCCTAATTCATAAGCCTTAATTGCGGGACGATTAACTACCGCTTTCTCAGTCGGAATTTTTGAAACTCCTTTGCTCCGAAGTTCATTAATCATCTTCCGAACCCTTCGCTTTTTAAGATTCGGGAATAAAGGAAATAGCATCTCTTCAACCCCCTCCTTCATCTCAGGATCTTGGATCGCCATTGCCAGCTCGGGACTCATTTGGGCAATCTCTTCCAAGCTGATATCCTTAAATACTCGAGTGGTTTCCCTTTTCCAATAAGTGCCGAAAAAAGTGATACCATTCTGCAATAAATAGTTTGCTCCGATGGCGGCTTCACGAGGAAGTTCCGTCATTGAGTTCATCCGCCATTTTAAAAATTCGCTTACCATCTTCGCACTGCCAATGTCTCCCGACTCTACTGGGGCGGCTACGAGGTTGGCCTGTGAAAGGGACTGACTAAGGAGGGCTACATCTCCATCGATCAATGGATTAACCAGGTTTGGGTCTAAATCGGATGCCCCATCGAATGGAAATGCCTCCGGTCCATTCTTCTTGCCTGACTCATCCTTGCCAGCCCACTCGTTAAATCGACACTCCCTACCCTGTTCCGCTTTATCCATCCAAAAGCTCAAGTCTGCTTTCGCATCGTCAAACTCCTTTTTGATGGCATCTACATCCGGCCCTTTTTCGCTAAATTCCTGTATTTCCATTTTTTATAATCTCCAATTCTAACATTATTTTTTTAAAATTACTCAGGGCTGTTTTTTCGATCCGTCTCATAGTCTCAAAACCAACCCCACTAAAGTCTGCTATTTCTTGTAAAGTATGACTCCTCGGATCTCTTCCCGCCTCAAATGCAGACAAGCCTTCCTCTACCACCATTTCCTGTAACATGGCATCAATCCGTCTTTCCGTCTGCTCATGCGATTCGATATAGATCATCCTCTACCTTTTTTACCAACACCTGACTCTTAGGCGGATGGTTGGCCTCGGGCCGCTTAACACATCGAGCAATACCTTCCCGACCATCGAAGTGGATGAGCATAAGGCGGGGGTTTGGGACGAGTTTAAGCACCCTTGCCATGATGGTCTCCGGAGCCGCTATCGGAATATCCTCATCCTGTGGGCTTTCTTTCCAAAATCCAATGCAAGTACCTTTCGGAATGCCCGTCTGCTTGCTGATCTTAGCCCAGCTTATGCCCGCCTTCCGCAATTCCACAACACCCGCTCGCTGTTCCTCACTCCATTTTCTATTCGTTGCCATAATTAATACCCTCCTCCACCTGTTGAAATTAATTCGTCCTTGCTGAAATACTCGAAGTTCCCGATGCAAAAATATCTACATACATCGACATAATCTTTTGAAAAATCCTTCAAGTTTCCAGGTGTGTAAGCCTGAAGACAACTTATGAGATTTTGGCATTCATCGCTGAACATCAATTTAGGCTTATTCTCCAAATCCATCGGTTTATCCCGATCCCATGCGAGCAGATTGTTGATTGCCTGGAGTCCTGTTTCGATGTCTAACGCTTCGGCGGGTTGAACGATGATATCTTCATCCGATAAATCATCGATAATGTTGGAAGATCCTTCCGACTTTTGATAGCTCGCCGCTCCTAAACGGGGGTCGATTATGCGGATGACCTCACTTTCCCCACAAATCTTCTCCATCCTCCTAATCTCATCGGCATAATCCTTGAGGCCGTACCCATTTGGTTGGGCAGCCTCGCCGGCAGACAGCTTATCCTTTGTCAGATCAATCCAACCGCCCCATGTGTCGAAGTCGGGGAACTCCTTAACCGCCCAGGCGACTCCATGTGGATCGATGGCAAATAGGACCATAGTCCACGGTTTCGCTCCCGCTGGATCGATGGATAATACCCAATTTGCTTCAGAGAAATCGGGGAGTTTTTCCGATTGGACGAAGTTCTTGTCGGTAAGATTAGGAAAGATTGCCCTACTCTGACGGACTGGGACTCCATAGGCCCTACAAAGAATTGTTTCCCTCTTCTCCCCCTCTAACTGATTCTTCATCGCCGCCCATCCTCCAAAGGGATTCGCCGCTGTATGAAAATACACAACAGAACTGGCTTTGCGGATGGGCTGTTGGACGAGGGGGACTTCTTCGCCGTCCAGGAGATCCGCTTTTGCCGATTCGACTGTTCTCGCTCCTGTGAGCATAGATTTTACTACCGAGTTCCAGCCGTCTACTGCGGTGAAGGAAATTATACCGGTTGCTGGGCGAACAATTCCATCATGTGGACTCTCATGCGACCTTGTGACACATCTAAACCTGAGCGTATTCACCCACGACATTGGCACCAATTCGTCAGCCCAAAATCCAATGTTGTGGGTGCCGGTTGCCGGTGGAGACGGACATCCGATTTCTCCTCCTTCGATTGTGCTGATGTCCTGGCTCCAATTTCTGAAGATACATTGACTTCCGTTATTTAGGGTAAACTTAGAAGCAGTGAAGCCATTACGAAGTGAATACATCACATAGCCTACTTTGCCCCTTCCGAGGCTTTTCAGTTCTTTAGGTAATGCGTTGTATATAAGGGCTTGCTGAAATTGGATCGAATTTGCAGATGTCTCTGTTAAGCACCAAATAATTGTGCCTGGATTCTCAACAAGGGACTGGACTACCCGCTTGGCCGCCCAAAATGACTTGCCAGCCCGGTTACCGCCCATAACGAGGATTTCGGAATGAGTCTTTAACTGCTCATCCGCTAACTTCCATGTATCGAGTTCAAAGCCATGCCGGTAAGGATCATCCTTTTCGAGTTTGATCGCTTCTTCACGCTTCTCCCAGTATGCGAGGATTGCTTCGGGGGACATGGACAGCATCTCTGATTTTGTCAGAGGCGGTAAGGCGGGGTGCGGTGTCCAAGATAGTGCCATTAGTTCGAGTGTACCATTTTTTGAGCGGAGCTACGCCCAATTGGTGGAAATTTTTTCATGGGCTACAATCGGTCTCGGTGATCGGCGGGCCGCCAAATCCGACCCCCCTCCCCCCCGCCTACCGTTGTCCGATATTATTACACAATTTGCACGATCTAATTGCGTTCTTGTAAAGTGTTGATATTCAGCATACTTAATAAATACACTAACTTCGTCTAATAATGATTATGTCTAATTGTCCTTGCATGAATACCTATTTAGTTTAATTGTTTAAATGCTTTCACCGATTAAAATCATGCCAACGAAAAGAAAAAGAACTACAGTGATGCCGGACAATCTTCCAGCGAACCTAACCATCGATGAGGCTTGTCCGATAATCTACACCGCTCAAGGTTTATTCGATAAGAGACCAGGAGACTATGCCAAGCTGGTTCAAATGCTTACCGATGGAATACCGGTCACCCGGATCAAAAAGGATTTGAAGGTATCCCACAATACTATCGCTGTGGTTCGGTCCCGAGAGAAAGAGGTAATCGATGCATCGAAGAAAGTAATGAGAGGTTTGATCGGTCATGCTTCACAGCTTGCAGTCGAAAAGATGATCGAGAAGCTGGAGAATGATGAGATACCCAACGGAGTCTTACCAATCGCTACCGGTATCCTAATCGACAAGCATCGCCAGTACGAAGGTGAACCTACTCAGACTATCGAAGTGAAGAAATCTCTCAGCTTGGATGAGATCCGAGCAGAGCTGGCGAACCTGAAGGATGAGAAAGTTATTGATGCTGAGGTCACAGATGTTTAATAGATAAGCATGGAAGATTTCCCTTGGAATAAAGAACCCGATCTAAAGACAATGGCTAAAGAATATGCTGAGTGCCACAATTTGGATTTAGCTGAGACCGAAAAGAAATTTGAAGAGGCAAGGCAGAAAGTCAGATATGAGATGAATCCGATATTAGACCCTAACTTTGAATCTTCTGATTCGGTCACCGACATATAATTCCATATATAGCGTTTAAATCGCCACACAGGACGCTGAGAGCGTTTTTACCCTCCGATCTATATAATCTACCACGCTAGGGTATAAGACCGCCAATCCCGCCATTCCTTGGAATGCCCTCTTAGCTGTGATTGACCGAGTGTAATATGTGACGATTGATCGAACCTTGTCCTTGTACCTCTTAGACGGGATTGGATTTATAACGAGTGAATGGTTAAGCTGATGATTCATTTTAATCTTTTAATCGAGTGAGCTTGTAGGCTGGCGGAGTAGTTAACCTGGTACGGCCGCCTAAAGCGGTTGGCGGACTGGTGCGTTAGCTTTAGCTATTGGGCCGCTTGTCGGGCCAAAGCATTAGTCCGAAGGTGAACTACTTGTCAGCCTGTTTTAGTACTAGAGAGTAGTAGTGCATATATACTATATAGGGTCGCACTACCACTCTTCCGATAATAAAGTTAACTTATTCTCCTTTCAGTTTTAGCTTCAAAGAGTAGACAGTTTGGTTACCTGGACCACCTTTTTCGACCTCAATTTGATCCTTAGTCATCGATAATATTTTCTTAAAAACATGCCCATCGATATTATTATTGGTCTTTTCCTGAAGTAATTCGATTGCCTTGTTTCTTCCGCTAATCGGCTTATCTTTTAACAGCTCAAGAAACTTCTCGGATAAGGCCTCATTAATCTTTTTTTGAATTGTGGAGGTTTGTCCTGGCTTTCTGAACTTGGCTTCGAGGTCGGGTTTATGTTGGAAAAGGGGGAAGGTATCGGCAGAGAATTCGAGGACTTTTGGGGGTGAGAATGGACAGTTTCGTGAGGTTGTTTCGAGGATAAGATGCTCCTCTTCCTCGTGGGAAGTTAGTGTCAGGATAGCATCGGGATCACGGGCAAAGACACCTGAGCCACTCGCTCTGTCGATATGATCGGTTTCTGACTTATTACCCTTGGAGAAGTGGTGAGCAAATACTATGGCGGCTCCTGTTTCCTCGGAGAAATCTTCGATTAGATTAACGATTTCACCTACCGCTTTGGCATCATTTTCATCTATACCGGTTGCCAGCTTATAGTATGGATCGAGGATAATTAATTCGTAGTTCCTCTTTTCCACTCGGATCTTGGTTAGTAAATCAAGGAGTTCAGTTCTGTGACCTCGTAAAGGCCAATAGTCTAGCCGAGGGTTTAGAGGCATCTTTCCCTTAAACATCGCCTTGGCAACTCGCTTTATTCGATCCGTACCAAAGAACTTCTTTAGCTCGAAGTCGAGGTATAGAACCTTCGACTGCTTAACCGGCATCCCCAGCCAAGGCATCCCATTGGATGCGGCGATGGCCAAGTTAATTAAGGACCATGTCTTACCGGCTTTCGAGGAGCCTGAGATAATCATCTTACATCCCTCGTGCAGACATCCCTCGATAATCTCTTCCAACTCATTGGCGGGGTTTGTGGCGAACTCCATGCACTGACCGAAGGACATGATGTCGGGTAGTGGTTTCGGATCGTCATTCCTCACCTCGATTGATCGGTTAGGCATATTGGTGACAGTTGGGCTGTCGAGCATATATTCCAGTTCTATCGCTTTAAGCTGTGCTTTATAATATGGGTCATTTTCAGGTCTCATTATTTTTTGTGTGATTTTTGATTAGTGTTAAAATTATTTGGGGCTTTAAATTTATGTGATTTCTGACAAGCACAATAGCATCCCCCTCGTTCATTCGGTGAGCCATATGCATCGCTTTAACTGGGGGAAGTCCTAGCTGAATAAACCTTCGGACGATGGTTGCTTTGAGGAGAGTATTAATCATTCCCGCCAAAACAGAATGGGCTGAATGGCGGAATACTTCTCGCCCTTCTCAGTCTTCGGCTTACGGGTTCCCCAAGGGAGTCGGACTAATCCGAGGGGTGAATTATAAATCGATGGATCGGCTCCGAGCTTCATCGACATATGTTTAAACTGATCAGCCTTACCAGGTATCCAGTCGTACCAGCAGTGAAGACTCTGCCCGCCACTATCGACTATCATCTTGAGCGGGCAGATAGCTTCAAGGGCAAGTGCCGGTCCTATCTGTTCGGCCTTAGTCCATGTCGGATCATCAATTTCGTGGACCAGGTACATTCGCTCACCGGCATTCTCTTTTACCCGAGGACCGATGTCCTTAAATGGATTGTAGGAAATAAATTCCATCTGCCCTACCCCTTGACTGATCGCCCAATCGCCCGCTGACTTAATCATCGTATTATATTTATCCGCTTGGATGTTTATCCATTGGTCAGATCGGAACAGCTTGGAAACCGCCTCCTCCGCATTCAAAGGAATGGCGGAGGAGCGGAGCTGAAGCATTTCGAGATCCTCGGGCTTACCTTTTGAGTTTGTTGAGATTGTGGTATCAATAGATACTTTCTTGGTTGGGCTGATAACCTTCTCACCTGACAGGATTTGATATGCACCGGTTAATGCGTTTCGGATCTCGTTTGGCTGGAGTGGTCGGCGGGAAAATTCCTTTGCTACCTCGATGCAGTAATCATGTGCCTTTTCAAAGTCTGATTGATGCATGGCGGCACGGAGGGTAAGGCGGGCAATAAAGGTATGATGGCCAAAGTCTCCTTGCGGGAGTCGGTCGAAGAACCCCGCCATATCTGCTGATAGGATTGCCATTAATCAGTCCCCTCGTCCTTAATAAATTGCTGGATATATTCCGTCAGCTTCCCGATTGCCTCGGTTTCTATCTTGGAAATTGTTTGCTGTGGAATACCTGTTTTGCGGGCAATTTCGGACTGGCTGAATCCGTCATGGTCCTCGGGTACTTTCAGGAGCATATTCCTGAGCTTGGCATCGTTTGCCATCTGCTTGGCTATGTCCTTAGTTCTTCCCATCCTCCACCGACACCCATTTATTTATTATCCCCTTTGGAAGTCCCGCCTCTGAGACATGGTGATCATTCGGATCAGGCTCGTATCCCTTACGAGAGATGTGAACGATTTCCGTAAGTACTTTATGGGTATTGCCCCACCTCATTATCGCCCATGCTTCATTGGGAAATCTGATATCATCAAATACGATGGTTTTCTTACCGATGTAAGGGAGAGCCGCTTTATAGGCTAAGTCCACCCATATATTCGGATATGGAATATTCTTCCCCGCCGGTCCATCTCGCCCCCAACTTGTGCCAAGTTCCTGGAGCATTTTTCGGGCATTAATCCCATCGGGGAAACCAGGTATTGGTTCTTCCTTAAAATGCAGATATTTCTCTCCTGGTAATATTACCTTGAGCATCTCCTTAATAGGAGTGGCAAAGGAAAGTATTACCGCTCCCTCGATTGATTTGGCGTAAGTCGATTTACCTACCGCCTTTGGACCTGTTAGTCCGATAATTTTGTGGTTCATGTAGTGGTGAATAGTGATGTTATTACTGTAAGTACGAATGCGGCCACGATGTAGGCGAAGACGAGGACTGCGATTATTAAGAGAAAGAGGAGGCCGATGTTTTTAAGGAGGTTCACTACGAGCAAACCAGCTCAGATTTTATTTTAGGAATTGAGCTTTCTTGGCTATATCTGAGACTGCTAATCTGTATGCCATCCACCCAGTTATTCCAGCAAATCACTCCTCTTTTAATTATGTTCTTTGCAGTCAAATCCATTTTCCGAGCTTTATTTGCTTGAAGGTCTTTTATATATGAATTTCTCAGTGCAAGTGTGGCACTTCGTTTTTCCAAACCTATACCTCCAAATACCTGTTCAAAGAATACATCTACCCGAGATGGATAATCTTTAAATTTGTGAGTCCCTTCTGCTCTTCTTAAAATATAGTGTAAACAGGCCACGCATGACTTTCTGATGTTTAAATCTTTAGTCATTTTGTCTGCAAAGCGGATCGAGTTTTCAATCCCTTCATATTCTTTTGCATAACTTTCCACATCAAACCCCTCAATCTCGCCACTAGGTGAAACCACATTCCGCATATTACCTTTGGTCTTATCATAGTGGGCGAGGATGTTCAGCGTAGCCGCTAAGTTGCTGGTGTCCACATATCCAGCAATGGCAAGGATATCCGAGTTTCCTCTTTTCTTCCCTTGGTCTAAAGTCCTGAAACTCTCAGGATTCCCCACTTCAATTACCAATGCAGTGAGAGGTATTTTGGATTCCACACAGGCCCGTAGCCGGTGCTGTCCGTCAATAAGTTTCCCCTCGGAAAATATTATAGACTCCCCGTTTAAAATCCATTTATTTTGCCGCATTGCATTAGAATATCTTTTAACGGTTTTGCGGGATATCGGTCTATTTTTTATCTGCCCATTTACTATCATTTCTGCCTCATGCGGATATATTACTCGGACTGTCGCATATATATCGTGATCGGGGTTGTATAGGTATTCGCTTGTTTTTATATCTTCGTGTACAATTTTCATATTTAGTAGTGGTTTTTAATTTCCCCCTCTGCCGCCAAGGGTAGCCCAGGCATATAGAGAGGTTCTTGTGTTAATAGTTGGATCATTAAGTCGAGTGCCGCCTGTCCCTCCGATTCGGCAACTTCAACAGTTACGGAATCGTGGACATGAAGGACAACGGGCAGACCAGCGGCCTCAATCTTTAGGAGAGAATCTGCCATAATATCCCGAGCGGTTGCCTGGACTAAGTTCTCAACGAGGAGTCCGCCGTACAATTTCATCGACCCTTGCCCTCTTACCTTCTGACCAGTCAACTCTCGGCCGTCATCCTTTACATTAAAATATCGGATCAGATTCCCTGATCTCATGTTCATAATTGCACACTCGGGAGTATGCTTGGCCTCCTCACGGATATGGTCCTCGCACTTCTTCCATAACTCGACAATCTTTGGATTCTGATTTCTAAAATCTTTGACCTGTTTTCGGGACTCAGCATCGGTCATATTTAATTTCCCACCGGTTAAAGCCTGTGCCACTTGGCCGAACTTCTTTGGACCGCATCCGTAGCCCAAACCCAACACACGGGCTTTACAGAGATGACGAAGTTCGGGGGCTAAATCCTTCATTGGCTCATCCTCATTATAAAGTCCAGTCGCTCGGCCATGTGCCTCGTATAAGTCTATCCCACCTCTGACCAAACCTAAGAAATCAAAGTCCCCGCAAAGATAAGCCAATACCCTCGGCTCGATTTGCGATAGGTCGGCAGAGACATTTACTCTACCCTTACCGGGAGTTAAACATTTCTTCGCCGATGTACCTTCCACCTCGTCCCGAGGAATGCCCTGAAAGTTTAATCCGCCCGCTCCACTCCATCGACCGGTATGAGGTGCCCCGCAATATTTCAGACGGGTGGAAACTCGATGATCGGGGCGAACTCGTAAGATCATAGATATATAAGTCTGCCTCGCTTTGTTGGCTTTTCTCCACCTTGTCATCGCTTCGAGGATCGGAGCATATTGCGGATTCCTAGCCTTCCATAAAAGTAATTCCGAATCACCCTCCTGAGTAGATTTGGGCGGTTCGACATTCTGCATCTTTAAATAGGCGGCCATTGCAACTGTCGAAGTCGGTTCTCCTCCACCTGGACCAACCCAAGGGAGATAGGTTTCAACCTCCTTCATTATCGCCTCAGTCTTATTAATATAGTCCTGGCAAAGTTTCTGATCGATTGCCATCCCTCGACTTGCCGTCCTTCGGGTAAATGCGGACAATAGAAATTCTTTCTCGGGGAAGGATATTTTCAGTTCATTATAAATCCGAATACACGCTCGGGAATCTCCGAGTGCATACTGCTTAAACGATTCATTCTGAAGGATCTCTTCGGGTCGAAGTCCGCTCATTTCATTGCGGGCATCCTTATTAAGTTCCTCGCCAAATAATTCCTTGTAACATCCCGCCAATGACCTCGGCAACTGATGCCAGCTCGCCATATCGGCCGTACAAATCCATTCCTTCGGAGTGAACTGTGGCATCTGCCCCCTCGCCATTGCCATTCGACAGCATACCGAATCGAACTCAGCATTATGGGCACAGATCGATTGTCCGTTTAGGCGGTCAACCGGTAAATCTCGGGGATCTCCTACCCACTCGAATCCGTCATCGGATACCAGGCTGACAATGGTTACCCGAAAGTCAGGGTGCTTGACAAATCGGTCGAGTCCCATCGTGGCCACTGAGTACTGCTTGGACCAAATGGTTTCAACATCGAGGGCGATCAAACTCGGTCCTCCTTTAAAATTGTTTCTGCGGACATCACCGCATTCTGCAAAGTCGGATATTCGAGGACTGGTAAGTCAGGGGTATCGAAGGTCACCGCCCAAACCATCTTATCCAGGTCGAGGAGGATATCTGCCTGTCTGCTTCCAACCTTTACGACTACCTTCTCACCTCGGGGTAACCCCAATCCCATTTTATATTGTGTTTTCATTTAAGTTTTTTCCTAGCACCAGGTAGACTACTGCCCTCTCTCATCCCTTTGAGTTCGGGTGCTACTGCCGGAGCCTTAGTCGTAAGGATCGGAGTATTATAGCCCTGTGGGTTAGTTAGATAGCCCTTATGATGAAGAGGCTGTTTAAGTTGTTTCTGCTGTTTTATTTTTTTCATCCATTTCCTTTTCTACCGCCTTAATGAATTGTTTCAGCGGGTCTTTGTGCATTTTGCGAATCGTAGCATTTCCGATCTGTGCGGTCAGAATATCCAGCCGCTCATATGCTTCAGCTATTTGCTTTCGAGTGATCGTCATATTTCGTCCCTTTCTTCTTATTCCTAAAATCCAACTCATGGGCTGGCTTAGGGCGGACCCGCCGAATGTTAGTCCGGTAAGTCCGCCCATGCTCATCCACAGCCAGTTTGTTTTTTTGCCAAAAGAGGTCGTAGGCTTCGCTGACCAAAGCACTAAAATCTTTCCACGAACCGCTCACAGGTTATCCATGTATGCCTTAAACTTTTTGTCTTTTTTAACGGCATCTCTGATAATCAGATTTAGACAGTACCTAGTGGCCGAAACCTTATTATTATCCGCCAGCTTCTTGACTGCCTCCTTCATAACAAGGGGAAGATAAATATTAATATTAGCCTCACCCATAGCCGTCCCGAAGGTAAAGCTCGGAGATTTATATTTACTCGCCATCTGTACACTCCTCCAATAATTCCTCTTCCCGCTTGGCCTTTGCCAAAGTCATCGCACAGCGATCATCCTCCTCCGGCTCATCCTCTTCGGGTACATTCCAATATCTATTTTCCATGATTACGGGGATCGTAGTTTTTTAAGGATCGCCATAATTGACAGAGGGCGGTGAAATCGACCCATGCTTTTGCGAGGTCTTCGGGGGAATAGCGGATAACTTCAAAGCGACCCATTTGAGTTGAGCTTATAAAGCAATTGGCTCCGTGTACTCTATGCCCCAACACCTCATCTTCGCCAAACTGAGTTGCGGCATAGGCGGCTATCTGATGAATCTGAAAGTCGTAGGCAGTAATTTTCTGACCCTCCTTCGTCTTTCTAGTTTTCCAGTCTAATATAAACTGCTGATTCTCGCTCCCGCGTCCCACTATATCTACTGTTCCCGCGAACCCATGTTGTAGATTCACGAGAAGTTTCTCTCTGAGAGTAAATGTCAGTTGGTTTTCTTGCTTCCAGTCAAGTGCTGGTTGAATATATCCGAGGAGTTCGTCAGGTATATGCTGACCCTCGAAATAGTTTTCAATTGCATCGTGAACTTTCGTCCCAAAGTCTGCCGCCTCTTCGACAGGTTTTTCGTGCAGTAACAAGCATCGATCTGTATATTGTTCAATAGTTTCCCCAGCTTTCGGGGGATTACTGAATGCAATTAATATGAGTTGGTTCTGTTTCCACCGGTCTAACCCTGGCTTTGCGAACAAACCAAGAAGAGTTGTCACGGATGGGAATAGTCCCAACTTCTTAGCATCTCGCAAAGTGGTATTTCTTTCTCCATCCCCTTTGGCGAGAGGCATAGTATGCATGGCCTTTCCCTCTCGGGTGTACCAATGTCCACCACTACCTCTTTTCGGTTTTGCCTGTAGAATAGCCACGGATTACCTCCTTTCCACAGCGGTATAAAAAGTATACCAGGTGGATTGCTCGTTTCAGATATTTCATCTCAAATTCGCCTCCACTTTTTTTACTAAGGATTGCAGTGAAGAATCAGTTTCAATGTATCCGCTGTAATTCTTCCAAGTAGATGAAACTTGGCTGTGGTCACGATCAAATGCTTTGCCGATTTCCGCACAAGTTTTACCCGTCTTTAATCTGCTTAAATAAATGGCGATAGAACGGGCAAGGGATACTTTTTCAGTTCTCCCCCGCCCGTCTATATCACTTATCTCTACCCCCAAAGTCTCAGCAGATACTCTCTTTATATCTTCAATCGTCATGCTCATAGCACCATGTCAGCCATTACTGCCACCCATCCAATAATTAATAATAAGTTTATGGGATTCATCAGAAAGGTACATTTTCAGGTGCTGGACCTGTGAACTGAGTTCCCATTGTGGCCTGTTGGGGCTGTTGTACGGGTTGTTGTACAACTTGAGGCTGATCAACATTCACAGTCGTAGCAGTTTGCAACGGCTGTTGCTGAATCGGAGCTTGCATCGGTTGGACAGGTTGAACTACAGGAGCATTCTGAACCGTTGCGGGTGCTTCGTCTCCGCTCGGGATGACAAATCTTGACCTGTCAGGTATTTGATTTTCATTTCCCGCCATGACCGGCATGATGGCTGTGATATCTGCATACTCTCTGCCTTTTTTACTGGTCTTGTGGATAATGTTCAGAGTCGCTCCTTTGCCCACCATTGTTTCAGTGTCAAAGCCCGAAAAAGGCATAGTGCCGTTCCAGCTTGTTAAAGTCTTAAAAAGTTTCGACTTTTCGTTTAAGCTGATTGTCATCTCCCCTGTCTGAATCATTGTCCCATCGGAAAGACCAAAAAGGAAACGGCAGAAGTTTTTAGTCTCGATGACAGATGGATCTTCGTAGGAAGGTCGCTGAATATTCATTGAGTCCTTAACTGCCAAGCAGACGGCGAAGGTTTGCCCTTGAGGGGCGAGTGTAGTTAGAGGCCAGCCTGTGATCGGTCCGCCTGTGTTAGATGATTGTTGTAGTATTGCCATGATATGTATTTATTTCTATCTCCATTTTTACGGGTGGAGGCCCATTATTGATTAATAAGAAAGTGTCTTAGTATGAGGATCGCATCGGCTGTCTTGAGCGTTACCCCTTTTGTAGATGGGAAGAATCGCTTGGCATGGTTAGCTAAAACCTTTTTGCGTTTGCCTGAAGTTAGCCCAGTCAATCCGCTTAATCCTTTTTGCCATTCTTGAGGGCGGACTAAAGTAAATGGAATGCCAGCAAATCGAAGAACTCCTTGGATAAATCCATAGTTCTCCCCAAGTTTGAATGAAGACGAGCTAGGGATCAGCTTGCCAGCGAAGGGTGGGACTAACTCGACTACCGCTTCAACTAGTTCAACATCGGGGTTGTCTAAAATGTCTTCCATATGCTCAACAAATTC